GTTTGGTACGATAAATACAATGAATAAGTTTAGGGGAATATACAGTGGCCGTTGTCCAAATCTCGAAAATCCAGGTCCGTAGGGGCAAGAAAAATTCAAACAGTAGCATTCCGCAGCTGAGTTCTGCGGAATTTGCATGGGCAGTTGACACACAAGAATTGTTCATTGGTAACGGTAGTGTTGCTGAAGGTGCTCCATATGTAGGCAACACAAAAATTCTTACAGAGCATGACAACATTCTTGAACTAGCATCTAGTTACAGATTTGCGTCGAGCGATGTTTCTATCTATAGATCCACTTCTAGACCGTTACAGAGTAAATTAGACGAATACGTTTCTGTTTTAGACTACGGAGCAATTCCGGACGGAAACACAGACTGTACTGACGCATTTGAAACAGCGTTCACAGAGCTTTTCATGGAAAGCGACGAAAAGTATAGACAAGTACTAATGGTACCTAATGGTGTTTATGTTTTTTCTAGAGATTTACAAATTCCATCGCACGTTCATTTACAAGGTGAAACTAGAGATGGAGCGGTGTTAGAGTTCGGTGCAAATAATATTCGTTTAATAACATCCACTGGAGAAAACTCTCCTTCGTCGTTTAGTCCTACAAATAGACCAAACGATATTCAGATATCTACATTAACTATTACAAGCACTACAGGATCTACTACTTTGTCTGGTCTTGAAAATGGAAGATTTGAAAATGTAAAATGGTTAGGCAATTATGACATTGCAGATGTAACACAACCAACTGACCTTTCAGTAACACCTGGCGCAGTATTCTGGAACAACCAGAACGAAGGTGTTGTAGTGTCTGGAGTAGATTTTGTAGACTGTCATTTCGAAGGTCATAGAATCGGTGTTAAGTGTTTACAGACAAAGTTCGCAGAATCATTTATTAACTTTAATACCTGCCACTGGTTCAATGTTCACACAGGTGTATATGTCGAAGCAACTCCGGGGCAGCTAACATCGTGGACATTCCATGATTCGTCCTTTAACGAAGTTTATGGCAATGCTTTTAAGTCTACACAAGGTAGAAACACAACGTTCAACAGATGTAAGTTTTTAAACTGTGGTAGCGGTAACTCAAGATTGCCAGCAAGTGCTCCTGTTACAAATATTATCTACTTCGGCGACAACAGAGCAAACACTGTCTACGATTGTACATTCGATAGACCACAAAGATTTAATATTGTCACTGACTCGTCAGTGCCTGCAATTACAGAAGTTTATAATTCTAATACTACTTCTATTAGTAATAAGATTCACAGTGCTATATTCTTCTCAGAGGGTTTAACTAAACCGCTGGCTGTATTATCTGCATTTAACAAATTCATCTACGTAAATTACCATTTACGTTTAGGTGGTCATTCTAGGATTGGTCAATTAACTTTAACGATTAACAACGACATCAATAAAGTTTCAATCTCTGACCATTATCAATATTCTGATTCATCTACTACAAGCGAAGGGGGAGCTATTATGTCAAATTTTGAATTCGGAGCTGAACTATTAGACAATGGTGCCATTGTCAGAGAAAATCAGCCATTAGACTCTACTCTTATGTTCGATACAGTAGCGATCATTTATAAGAATCCTACTCTAACTGGAGCAACTGGGGACATTATTTTCGATGTTTCCTACGGTGTTTAATCTACACGGTGTAGATCGGATAGCCGAATGGAAAAAGTTTCGAGAGAAGTTAGAAGACAGCCTCACACCACTTGAGGATGTAGCCAGTCTCTGGAGCCATGCTCCGTTTGTTAATCCGTATCTAGACCCTCATAGGCCAGAATCTTGGCCCGATCCCTGGCGTTTATTAATCGATCTCAAGCTAGATGATCTTGCAATCAGTTTGGGTATGCTGTATACTTTAAAATTAACACAGCGGTTTATGGGAACTCCGATCGAGATACATATGTCTATGCTTCCAGGAGAGAAAGAATATAAGTATCCAGTTATCGTGGATAATTGTTATGTTTTGAATTGGGAATATAACACTGTATCGCCCATTAGCAGCATACAAAATGTAAAAACCACCTTAATATTTTCTAAGCCCGGGTCCATATAAATACCATCTAAGAAATAAAAAAGAGAGCACATGACTACTATTACTGTAATTAAAAGAGACGGCAGCAAAGAACCGTTAATGATCGAGAAATGGCAAGCGCAGATTGCAAAAGTTTGTAAAGGTATTGCAGACGTTAGTCAATCAATGATTGAGATCAAGGCACAATTACATTTTTACGATAACATCACTACAGAAGAGATTGACGGTATTACTCTAAGGGCTATTGTAGATCTTATCGACGTAGAACATAATCCAGACATAGGACACGTAAACTACCAATACGTTGCAGGGAAGCAAAGACTATCTATGCTTCGTAAGGATGTATATGGAGACTACACCCCTCCCCACCTCTACGAAATTGTTAAGAAGAATGTAGCTGTTGGGTTGTACACTCCGGAACTTCTTGAGTGGTACACTGAAGATGACTGGAACAAGATGAACGACATGCTCGATCATGAAAAGGACGAGCAATACAGTTATGCAGCGATTGAACAACTGATTGAAAAATATCTAGTACGCAATCGTGCTACAAAAGAAATCTACGAAACACCCCAGATCCGTTATATGATTGCGGCTGCTACAGTTATGCATCGTGAAGAGCCTAATAGCACCCGTATGAAAAATATTAAGGAATATTACAATGCAGCAAGTGATGGACTGTTTACCTTGGCTACTCCAGTTCTGGCTGGTCTTGGAACTCCTACTAAGCAGTTTAGTAGTTGCGTTCTTATTAGATCCGACGATGACTTGGATTCTATTTTTGCTTCCGGCGAAATGATGGCCAAGTATGCTAGCAAACGTGCTGGAATTGGTTTAGAGATTGGACGTCTACGTCCATTAGGTAGCCCCATCCGTGGCGGCGAAATTATGCACACTGGTATGATTCCATTCTTAAAGAAATGGTTTGGCGATCTGCGTTCGTGCTCACAAGGAGGTATACGAAATGCTTCGGCAACTGTTTTTTATCCTATATGGCATCATCAGTTTGACGATCTCATTGTCCTTAAGAATAATCAAGGCACAGAAGAGACTCGTGTAAGACACATGGACTACGGTGTAGTCCTAAGCGCATTGTTCTGGAGAAGATTTAAAAACAAAGAAAACATTACATTCTTTGATCCTAACGAAGTACCAGATTTATATGAAGCGTTTTACAGCGACACAGATAAGTTTGAAGAATTGTATGTAAAATACGAAGGTCAGAAAGGTCTTCGTAAGAAAGTAATGTCCGCTGAAGAAGTATTCAAGTCGGGCATTCTAAAAGAACGCACAGACACAGGTAGAATCTATTTGGTGTTTATTGACAATGTTATGAATCAAGGACCTTTTGATCCTGAGTACCATACCATTTATCAATCAAACCTATGCTGCGAGATTCTGCTTCCCACCAAACCGTTCAAACGTCTGGACGACCCTGAGGGACGCATAGCGTTATGTACTCTCGGTTCCATTAATTGGGGGGCCTTCCGTAATCCGGAAGATATGAGACGTGCCTGCAGAATCCTACAGCGTAGCCTATGCAACATTTTGGATTATCAAGATTTCTTGAGCATTCAAAGTAAGTTGTCTAACGACGAAATCCAACCGTTGGGTATCGGCGTTACTAACCTTGCCTACTGGCATGCTAAGAGGGGTATGAAATATGGTGAAAGAGATAGTCTGGCGGAAGTTAAATCATGGATGGAACATCAGGCCTATTACCTTACAGAGGCCACCGTCGAGTTGGCCAAGGAAAGAGGTGCCTGCAAGTCAAGTGCATTAACCAGATACGGCCAAGGCATATTCCCCTGGGAACTACGTGCCAAGGGCGTTAACGAACTTACCGATTTTACACCCGAGTTAGATTGGGAACCACTACGACAGGACATGAAACAATACGGAGTTAGAAATGCTACATTAATGGCTGTTGCTCCAGTTGAATCTAGTTCTGTTGTAATTAATTCTACCAACGGCATTGAAATGCCAATGAGCTTAATTAGTACTAAAGAATCTAAAGCAGGTTCCTTTACTCAAGTTGTACCAGAGTACACAAGATTAAAGAACAAGTACCAATTGATGTGGGAACAAAAAGACTGCGACGGTTACTTAAAGACAGCCGCAGTTCTAGCAGCATACGTGGATCAAAGTATTTCAACAAATACATTCTATAATCCTGCACATTTCCCAGAGCGTAAAGTTCCAACAACATTGATTGCTAAGAACTTAATGCAAGCTCACTTGTGGGGATTGAAAACTTTTTACTACAGCCTAATTAACAAAGCAGGTAGTAAGCAGGAAGAAAGAACTCCAGAAGTTCATTACAACGGCTTTCATAACGAAAGAGAATTAATCGAAGACGATGCAGATTGTGAGGCTTGTAAACTATAATGGAATTCATTAGAGATTTTATTCTAGAAAGTAAGCGTCCTAGTTTAGAGATTGAAAGCCTTCCATATAAGGCTAAAGATCTTAATCCTGCGTTGTCCGAAGCAACACTAGACTACCACTATGGTAAGTTAGCTAAAGCATACGCTAAAAGATTCAACGACAAAGAAGGAGATGATGCTTTTAATAAAGCAGGTGTATTCTTACACAATATCCTTTTTCAACAATACCAATCTTTTAACGGCTCTAACGAACCTAGTGGTAAGATCTTAGAATTTATCGAAAAGCATTTTAAAACTTTTGACAATTTTAAAGAAGAGTTTACCAAAGCAGCAATGGCTATACAAGGTAGTGGTTGGATTTACCTGGCTAAAGGTGGTAAAATAAAGACAATAACTAACCATGAAATTAAAACAGATATCCTTTTGTTAGTTGATTGGTGGGAACATGCCTGGGCATTAGATTACCAGCATGACAAGAAAAAGTATTTAGAAAATCAGTGGAAAATTATTAACTGGGAGAAAGTTAGTGGCATACTCTGACAAGGTTGTTGATCATTACGAGAATCCTCGCAATGTAGGTAGCTTTGCTAAAGACGAGGAAGGTGTTGGTACCGGCATGGTAGGAGCACCTGCTTGCGGCGACGTAATGAAACTACAGATAAAGGTAGAAGATGGCATCATTAAAGACGCACGGTTCAAAACGTACGGTTGCGGTAGTGCAATTGCCTCGAGTTCTCTTGTTACCGAGTGGGTTAAAGGAAGAACGCTTAACGAAGCCGCAGCTATTAAAAATTCAGAGATTGCTGAAGAACTCGCATTGCCCCCAGTCAAAATCCATTGTAGCATCCTTGCTGAAGATGCAATAAAAGCAGCCGTAGAAGATTATAAAAAGAAAGAAAGAGACGCTGAACTCCAAAGCTATATGAAACAAGCACAAGAGCTATGGAGCGATAGCTGTACAACACCAAGGGCATCATGAGTAAAGAACAATATAATTTAAACACAAAGACAGACTATCTACAACGTAAGATGTTTCTTGACCCAGCAGGTCCAGTAACTATCCAACGCTTTGAAGAAGTTAAGTACAAAAAGATTGCAGACTTTGAAACTACTGCACGTGGCTTCTTTTGGGTTCCGGAAGAAATTAGTTTAAGCAAAGATGCTAACGATTTTAAAGATGCTAGTGACGCAGTTAAACATATCTTCACTAGTAACTTGTTAAGACAAACTGCACTAGACAGTTTACAAGGACGTGGCCCGAGCCAAATCTTTACCCCAGTAGTAAGTCTACCAGAACTAGAAGCACTAGTCTACAACTGGACCTTCTTTGAAACTAACATTCACTCACGTAGTTACAGTCACATTATTCGTAACATTTATAATGTCCCTAAGGAAGTGTTTAACACTATCCATGACACGCAAGAGATTGTTGCCATGGCAAGTAGTATTGGAAAATATTACGACTACTTACATAGACTTAATTGCAGAAAAGAGTTAAACGACAACGGCATTGCAGTTAGTGAAGAAGAACATATTAAAGCAATTTATCTAGCACTACACGCAAGTTATGCCTTAGAAGCATTCCGCTTTATGGTATCTTTTGCTACATCGCTTGCAATGGTAGAGAATAAGATCTTTATCGGCAATGGTAACATTATTAGTTTGATTCTACAAGACGAGCTTCTACACAAAGGTTGGACTGCTTTCTTGATTAATCAAGTTGTTAAGGAAGATCCACGCTTTGCTCGAGCAGCACAAGAATGCCAAGAAGAAGTTATTCAGATCTATAAAGATGTGATTACAGAAGAGAAAGCATGGGCAGACTACTTGTTCCAAAAAGGACCAGTTATCGGTCTTAACGCAACTATCTTAAAAGAGTTTGTCGACTACACAGCAGTGGGAGCATTAAAAGAAATTGGTATTAAGTATTGGGCACCTGCTCCAAAATCTACACCAATTCCTTGGTTCAACAAGCATAGCGACACAAGCAAAAAGCAGACTGCTTTACAAGAAAGCGAAAGTACCAATTACGTTATTGGTGTCATGAGCGATCAGTTAGACTACGAAGAGTTACCGGCAATCTAATATGTACAAAGTTCAATTCAAAGCCAAATCTCCCTATGGTGCATGGCAGACCGTAGGTAACTACGGTACAGAAGCACAAGCCATAGCTGCGGCGATAGCTAAGAAAAGAGCAGGCGCATTATTGGTAAGAGTAACTGACAAGAAAAATTCAGTAATATACACAGGATAAAACATGAAAGCTATAGTTTGGTCTAAGTACCACTGCCCCTATTGCGATCAAGCAAAGGCATTATTAACACAAAAAGGAATTCAATTCGAAGAACGTAAGATCGGAGATGGATTTACAAAAGAAGAATTATTAGAAGCAGTTCCAACTGCTCGATCAGTTCCGCAGATTTTTATTGATGATCAATTAATTGGCGGATTCACAGAGCTTAAAACACACTTAGAAAAGGTATAAAATGTTAATCGATAAAGGCGTAACAGCAGGTGAAGTAATCACTCTTAAATTAACTAGCGGAGAAGAAATTGTCGCTAAGTTAGCAGAGGAAACTCCTACATACTATAAACTATCGAAGCCGATGGTTATTGGTATGGGACAACAAGGACCGGGCTTAATGCCTTATTTGTTTACAGTTAGTCCAGACAAAGATATTAAATTGCTCAAGCAAACTGTAACAGTTGCAGAAGCAACAGACAAGGTGTTCGCTGATCAGTTTATCCAGTCAACTACTGGTATTAAACTAGCTTAAATAATAGCATGGCAACACCTACCATTAGTCCATCACCCGCAGCAGGCAATAGTCCTAGCGGTATATACTCTCCAGTAGCGCATACGCATCCCTATACGGCCATAACAGGTCTTAGGTTTGGTGCAGATGGACGAGTTGAGCCAGTATATGATGCGATTAATGTTAAGGCAAACGGCCAACTAATTGCTCTGTATAATGCAGCAAGTACACCTGGTAGTTTTAGTGCTCCCGGTGTACCGGCTGTAACAGTTGTGCAGGCAGTTCAGAACGTCGAAGGTGACGACAATAACACAGCAGGAAAAGCAGAAGCAGATAAGTTCTTAGCTGAAGGTAAAATTACCAAGCAAGAATATGACGAGCTTACAACAACACCAAAGCCGACTGGCCCTGGAGTCGCTCCTACAACAACAGTTAGCGGTTCTACAATTTCAGTTACTCCCGGTACATTTACTATGGAAACTGTCCTAACTCCTAAAGGAACAACTCTAGGAGACATGATTAAGAAAGTAACATATCCTAGAACCATTGCTCAGTTAAGCGAATGTTATCCAGGAATGAATCCCGGACAGGTTGTTAATAATCTTGCAAACCTAGCATACAACGTAGTTGAGCCAATTAAAGCAAAATACCCAAATGCTTTTTTAACTAACAGCTTTCGACACGGTGCAAGCATCGGTGGCGGACAACACGGAACAGGCCAAGCCTGCGACATTCAATTCCGCGGAGTTAGAGCACACGACTATTTTGACATTGCTGTGTGGATCAGTAAAAACGTTCCGTACGATCAATTACTATTAGAGTATTTGCCAGGTAAGACTGTGTGGATACATATTAGCTATGCTATTCCAGGACTTCCGACAGGCGGAATTAGCGTACTTAAAAATAAAGGAAAGGCCAGCACACTGGCTACATTAAATGGAGCAGCCGGCGGTAAGTTTTTAATTAACTTGCACTCGGATGTTGTAGTAGCAGCAGTACCTAACAGAGTGGTGGCAGCTTAACATGAAAAAATTATTTTGGAACATCCTAGGATTCTTGTCTTTAGGAATGGCATACATTGGAGTTATTACTCCAGGATTGCCTTACAGTATTTGGGTAGTATTTGCTGCCTATTGTTTTAGTAAAGGCAGCGAGCGTATGCATCGTTGGCTTTATAATCATAAGTTGTTTGGACCGTTCTTAACCAACTGGGGACAAAAACGTGTCTTCCCAACTAAGATGAAATTCTTCATGTTGGCCATGATGTCAACAAGTTTAATTATTATGTTCTTTAGCGGAATAAAACCAATAGGTATTATTAGCACCGCAGTATTCATGGCACTGGTTGCTATTTGGGCATGGCGTTTCCCGGGTAGCGTAGACGAATGGCAGAGAAGAACAGATAACAACGAGAGGATCGGATGGCTAAAATAAGTTTAGAAGAACTGTGTGACATTGCCTTTGCTCACGAGGAAGGCGACCCAATTGATTGGGGAATCTTTGCCAACGGTAAAGAAGAAGCCATGAAGATGATCGGTACTAGCGTACTAGATCAATTCGATAAAGAAGAAATGAACGATGCAGATCGGTTAATTGTGTTATCTACTATAACTAAATTAATTACAGAAAACATGATCTTGCATTCTAGACTCTTGACACTTACTAAGAAAGATGCTTAAATATAGCTAATGTGTAATTGCTTATTTTGGGCTTTATGGATGAAATTTAGGTGGGGCGGCAAGATACGTTGGCATAAAAGCAGAACGTGGATTGGCTTCCATAACACTTGGATTAGTCCTGTAGGAACAGAATGGGAATATACATTAGAGAAAGTTAAGCGACATCCTTTTTGGTATATTCCAATATGCTATAAGGGTGTTGTAAAGAAATTGTTGTAATCCCTTCAAAGCGAAGGACTTCTGGACGCGGGTTCGACTCCCGCCAGGTCCACCATAAAGTATATTAGTCAGGTGAGAAGCGTGGGTAAAGATTAGAGATCAACTAATCGCTAGTATATTTTATAATGGGCCTGCCATGGTTTCGACAGGGGTAGATAGTAGAGACGGCAACACGGTAGGCGATGACCGTAAATCAAGCAAATAAAGTAAAAGCAAACGCTGATACATTTGACTTCGCAGCTCTAAGCTTCAGTGGCAACACTGTAGGCGGTAGAGTTGCTCTAGCAGCCTAAGAAACTGCAAGTCCGAGGCAACTATGCCTTGTCACCCAAAATAGTAATAGGACCTTCGGGTCCTATTTTTTTCTTCCAATACCAGATTTTCTCTTGTATTAGTGACAATACTAATATATACTATCTCTATCGTGTGTCTAAGAAATACGCCACACACGGTTTACACATAAAGGAAATTTAAAATGAGAAAATTTGCAATCGCATCAATCTTGGCTTTGGCCGCTGTTTCAGCATCTGCTGTTGAAATCGGAGTTACTGCAACTCGCGGCGACACCACAGGCGACACTCGCAACTATGCAGGTGTTACACTTGGTCAAAGCTATGGCAAACTAAACGCAACAGCAGGTTTTGAGCGTTCAACTGTTGGCACACAAGGTAACCAAAATCGTTGGAGCCTAGTGGGCGGATATGATGTTGCAAAGGTCGGCCCTGTTACAGTCACTCCTAAGATTGGTTATGCTTACCTAGACAACCAAACTCCAGGCATTGAAAGTGGCTCGGCTGCTACAGTTGGAGTTGGTTTCAGCGTTCCTGTAGCGAAGAAGGTCACTGTTGGTTTAGACTATGCTTACCAAAAGGGACAAGATCGCGTAAGTCAGTTTGACGGTAATCGCGTTTCTGTTAGCGCACGTTACGCATTCTAATTTAATTAGAACTGCTGAAAGGGCCCCAGCGGCCCTTTTTCTTTCTCCAATCGTTATTGAAAAATCCTATTACGCTTATTAAAAAATATTAGGCAAAACCTATTAAAAATGGTTGATTAATAGGATAATTAAATTTATAATAGCAGCACAGAACGAAAGTTCTTCATGACACTTTACACACAAAGGAGATTTAAATGTCATTAATTAACAAACCAGTACCAGAGTTCAAATCACAAGCATTCCACAACGGTAAGTTCGTTGAGGTTACAAATGAAAGCATCAAAGGAAAATGGAACGTATTCATTTTCATGCCTGCGGCTTTCACTTTTAACTGCCCTACTGAAATTGAGGATGCCGCAGACAACTATGCCGAATTCGAAAAGATGGGTGCAGAAGTTTACATCGTTACTACTGACACACACTTCTCACACAAGGTATGGCACGAAACATCGCCCGCAGTAGGAAAGGCTAAGTTCCCACTAGTCGGTGACCCTACTCACACAATGACTCGTGGTTTTGATGTACACATCGACGAAGACGGTCTAGCCTATCGTGGTACATTTGTCATCAACCCAGAAGGCATTGTTAAGACAGCTGAAATCCACAGCAACGAAATTGCTCGTGACGTAAGCGAAACACTTCGTAAGTTGAAGGCAGCACAGTACACAGCCGCTAACCCAGGACAAGTTTGCCCTGCTAAGTGGAAAGAAGGTGCAAAGACTTTAGCACCAAGCATTGATCTTGTAGGTAAGATCTAATAGGAGATTGTATGACCGGTAAAGAATTTGAGAAAAAGATAAGGCAATACCATTATCGTCTTGAGTTGCTACGAACAGTAGCACCGGTCATAATCATCACCTTGCAGTGTATTATTTTGTATAAAATCTTTTGGGGGTAATTATGTACGAATTTGACGACTATGTAGATTTATGTAAGCAACAAGGGCGTAAAGATTGCCCACTAAAGTAAACGGAGAATAAAATGTTAGACGCACAAATTAAACAACAACTAGAACAGTACCTTGCTTTGATGGAAGGTGACATCACTATTAAAGTTAGTGCTGGCAACAACACCGAGATGACAGAGCTGGTAAATGAACTAGCTAGCATGTCTAACAAGATCCGTGTAGAGCAAGCTGAGCTACCACGTACACCTAGCTTTCAAGTTGGAGAGCGTGTAACTTTTGCTGGTGTTCCGATGGGACACGAGTTTACCAGCTTGATTATGGCATTGCTACAGGTTAGCGGTCGTAAACCTAAAGTTGACGATAAGGTCATTGATCAGATCAAAGACATTCGTGGTGAATATAACTTTACCACATACATCAGCTTGTCATGCCACAATTGTCCGGATGTTGTTCAAGCACTTAACATCATGAGTGTATTGAATCCTGGCATCAAACATACAATGGTTGACGGTGCTGAGTACAAAGCAGAAGTTGAATCTAAAAACATTATGGCTGTTCCGTATGTTGAACTTAACGGTGAAGCATTTGGCAGTGGTCGTATGACGCTAGAAGAAATTCTAGCCAAGATGGGTAGCCAAGCAGACGTTAGCGACATTGACGGCAAAGAGTATGATGTACTTGTTGTTGGCGGTGGTCCAGCAGGTGCTAGTGCTGCGGTCTATGCTGCTCGTAAAGGTATTCGTACTGCCATCGTTGCTGAACGCTTTGGTGGACAGGTTATGGACACAATGGGTATTGAAAACCTTATCGGTACAAAATACACAGAAGGTCCTAAGCTCGTAGCACAGCTCGAAGAACACGTTAAAGAGTATGACGTTGACGTTCATAATCTACAACGTGCCAAGAAGATTACTAAAGGCGACTTAATTGAAGTTGAACTCGAAAGCGGTGCTAAGTTAAAGTCTAAGACTGTTATTATTAGCACAGGTGCTCGTTGGAGAAACTTAGGTGTTCCAGGTGAAGCAGAGTTCAAGAACAAGGGTGTAGCATATTGTCCGCACTGTGACGGTCCGTTGTTCAAAGGCAAGCACGTGGCAGTTATTGGCGGTGGTAACTCAGGTATTGAAGCCGCTATTGACCTGGCAGGTATTGTTGGGCACGTAACTGTATTTGAGTTCATGCCAGAACTTAAAGCAGACAAAGTTCTACAAGACAGACTTTACAGTTTGCCAAACGTAACTGTTAACAAGAATGTACAAGTAAAAGAAATTACAGGTACAGACAAAGTTAACGGCATTACCTACGTAGACCGTGCTACTAATGAACAGCAACATCTTGAACTACAAGGTGTGTTTGTTCAAATTGGGCTTGTACCTAACACAGAGTTTGTGGATGTTGAAAAGGATCGTTTTAGACAGATCCTAATCGACGGACACAACAGCACAAACATTCCGGGTGTGTTTGCCGCAGGTGACTGTACCAACAGCGCATACAAGCAAATCATTATTAGTATGGGTGCAGGTGCTAATGCCGCACTAGGTGCTTTTGATTATTTGATCCGCAATTAACGTAGATCCTTTTAATGGTTTTACGTATGGTTTTTCTAGCCTAACTGTGTATAATTATTTGTACAAAGGAGGAAATACTATGTGGACCAAACCAGAAGCAACAGAAATGCGTTACGGTTTTGAAATTACTATGTATGTAATGAACAGGTAATCTCCAAAACAAAGAAGCCTACTTCGGTAGGCTTTCTCTTGACATGTTTTCCAATCTTTGCTATAGTAGTAACAATTACTACGGAGAAATTATGTTTGAATGTTTAATAGTAGGAGACAGTATTGCTGTCGGAGTAGCAAATGTTCGCAAAGAATGTGTATCGTATTCCAAAGGCGGCATTAACAGTTGGCAATGGGTTAATAAGAATATACAGCACACTCCATTGCAGGCTAAAACAGTTATTATTAGTTTAGGCAGCAATGACCACAAAGGTGTAAAAACCGAAAAAGAATTAGAAACAATTCGAGAGCTCACTAAAGCAGATAGAGTGTATTGGATACTACCTGCAATCAAACCAGATATACAAGACATTGTTCGAAAAGTAGCTGCAAAGAATGGTGATGTAGTTTTACCAATTACCAGATTGCAACCCGACGGTGTTCATCCTAGTTGGGCAGGTTATAAAGAACTTGCAAATAACACAAAGTGATTGTATAATAAAATCATGAGTATGCACTTAGAAGGACCGTGGCTTAGCACCACTGGCAAGAAAAAAGGTAAGCAAAAGTTTCGTAATGCTGAACAAGCTCGAAAGGCTCGTGAGCAGGCCGAAGCATGGCAAGAACTTCTCAAACGTCATGCAATAACGCCTTCCAAGAAAAAGCCCAAGGCTGTGTCATTGCCTACACAAACTTCTGCCTATCGCAGAGAAACTCCGCACATTGCCAGCTTACCATTTACAGCCGGTCCTTGTTTGAAATCTCCGGATAAGGTCTATACAGGCACAATGATTAAAGGCATTGGCACAATGCACAAGAGCAACGCTGTTCCTATCTTTAGTAACGAAGAAGCTCAAGATATTGCCAAAATGCGTCGATAATCACCAGTTTTAATACCCGATCTGGTAAAATGAACTATATAATTATACGTTTCGCAAAGAAACAAGATAGTTGGTCAGTATTAGGAGCGAATTTTAGTACTGATCCGCGAGTCTTGGCCAATGAGAAACCCGTGAGATTCGGGCGGTCAAGGCTCCAAAGGCACACAAGTTATGAGATTGTGCGTCCAATGGAGACAACTACACGAACCCAGGGTTCTTTTATTGAGCCTCGTGAAGTTAACTCCCTTTATGTAATGTAATCTGAAGTATTGGATTACACCAAGTCAAAGGAGGACTTATGGAAAAAGCATTTAAATTTACGGCCTATCTTATTGGGCTGATTAT